CAGTGGCTCCAGTAGCGCCGGTGTCCCCTTTCGGCCCGGCAGGTCCGGCAGGCCCCTGGATACCCTGAGGGCCTTGCGGTCCTTGGGATCCTGCCGGTCCCGTTTCACCTCTGGGAATGCCAAGAGTGAGATGTCCGGCTTCATAGGCCGCGGATGCCTCGCTTCCTGCCGGCAGCGTGATGGCCTCGGCAGTGACATCCGTAAGCTCACGGAGGGCCGCCTCTGCTCTGTCTCTTGCCGCCTCTGCGTCATCCTTGGCATCGACAGCCGTGTCTCTTGCCTGGACAGCAGTCCCAGCTGCTTCGGTGGCCGTCTGTGCTGCGGTGTCAGCGGTCTCGACATCCTGGCCGGTCTTAGTGACCGCCTCGTTGAGCTTGGCGATAGCCTGGTCGATGATGTCCAGCTGCTCCGGATCAGGCGCAGCTCCGCCGTCCTCTGGCTCGTAGATCAGCGGGATTGTGACCTTATAAGCAGTGTAGGCTGTCGATTCATCGACTGGTATATAGATATACGCCTCAATGTCCGCCATCTCGTCAAAAAGATGGTCCGGGATCATGACGCCGTCAGCGTCTCCGATCTGGTACTCTCCCGTGCTGCTCCCTGCGATGGAAAAGATGACCTTGTACGTCTCCGGCAGAGAGAGCCCGCTGATCTTGAGCAGGATGCCCCTGTCGTGCATATATCGCTTTTCCGCCACCGCGGACAGACCGCCGCAAAAATTGACGGTTATGGTCTCATTGATGATATGACCGTGCCAAGTTGCCATATTTATAACCTCCACCATCTAGGGATGATCGTCAGGGCCTCGCATGTATATGTGACTCCGGTCTCGCCGGCCGGGATCTCCGGAAAGTCATTGGAGGATAGCGCGATATTGGCGTTGGCGTCCTCCGCAGCTCCTCCGCTGATTGTATAAGCGTCCATCATGTCGCAGTCGATATATATGACCGTGCCGGAGCTGATCCCGGTGATCGTGATCGTCTGGTCTCCCAGGACGATCTCACCGGAGCCTGTCGCCTGCAGGAGCGGACGCGATGGCATCAGCGTCGGATTGGTCAGCGTGTCGCCTGACGTGATGGTGATCGGCATCTCTCCGCTGATCAGATAACGCCGCGGGTCCCGGCGGAATGTCAGATCAAAGGACCCGGCCACCGCCATGGGAGCGGTCTCGGCCTTGAGGCCGTCCACAAATTTGGCCAGCATGTACTCGTCGGGGTGATAGCAGTCTGTCAGTCTCGCTTTTCCCTTGACGGCGCTGAGCGCATTCCTGAGGCCCTCAATGTTGGCGGAGTAATCTGTCGGAATAAAACACGGATAGATTTGATCTATGTCGTCCCAGACAGCGGGGCCGGAGAGGGTCAGCGTGCCGGATCTCCCCGGCACAGTGACCTCACTGTCGCGCTTTTTTGCGGCGCTGTATGCGTTTTCGCCGGTCATGTACACGTCAAACGTCCGCGTATCAACGCCGTCAAAAATAACATATCCACGATTTATATCTGTCATACGGTCCCCCAGACTGCAGCTCTCTGCCGCTCTGCCATGGTCATCCTGGTGACGACCTGATCCGCCAGCTCACGCACGTCCATGCCGGCGGGTGCTGTGATGTTGAACGTGTTATAAATCACCGCACCGGCGGCCGGCGTCGATACAGGAGCCGCTGCCTGGCCGATTGTGTAGCCGTCAACCGCTCCCAGCGCGTCGAGAGCGATGTCTCTCATGGTCTCGTCCAGGACTCCCGCCGCCTTTTCCGCGCCGGATGCGATCCCGGGAGGGATCCACTGGCCGACCTCCTCGGCGAACAGCTTGGAAGGAGAGCCGATTTTTAGGAAGTCCTTGGCGCTCTGCAGCGCATTCTTGGCGATGTTTTTTAGGCTGTTATACAGAGAGCCGGCCGCTCCAGACACGCCTCTGACGATGCCGTTGATGACATCGCGACCAAGTCCGCCCCAGTTGATGCTCTTGAAGCTGCTCAGCGCATTGGAGCCGAGCGACCTGAGGGTGCTGCCGATGTTTGCGCCGATAGCCCGGATGCCCGAGACGAGGAGCGTGAGGACGGTCCGGCCGAGGCCAATCCAGTCGATGGAACGGAAAAGGTTGACGGCCGTCGTGCCGAGTCCCTTGAGCAGGGAGGCAAGTGCTCCCGCCATGGACGAGATGCCGGAATCAATAAAGGATATCACTGCCCGGCCGAGTCCTGCCCAATCGATAGACCGGAAAAGAGTCAGTGCCGCCTGTCCGATCTGTCCCATGATCGTGGGAAGGTTCGCACCGACCTGGGTGATCCCGCTGGCCAGCGTCGAGATGATGCTCTTGCCGAGTTCAAGGACCTTCGGCAGTGCTGTGTTGATGCCCTGGCCGATCATCTGCATGATCTGACCGGGGTCAGTCGTTCCAAAGACAGCAGCGGCTGATGCGATTAAACCGTCCTTGAGAGATGTGACGAGTCCCATGCCAACGCTGAGCCAATCCTGTGACACGAGGCTGCTGGCAAGCACGGAAACCAGACGGACGGCAACCTCTGCCAGCTCCGGCAGAGCGCCAAAAATAGCGTCGGCAAAGCTCTGTATGAGCGCCAGCCCCTCCGGAATGATGACCTGATTGAGGTTGTTGAGGCCGTAGTGGATAAATCCGATAGCCTCGTCGATCACTCCGCTGATAATGTCCGGGACTCCCTTGAGGACGTTCCCAACCATTGGCAGGAGATTCCTCTTGATAAAGTTGCTTGTAGCCGTCCCCAGCGCCTGCAGGGAGGGCGTGATGTCCTCACCGAGCGACAGATTGCCGAGCACGTTCGCGCCGGCGGCTTTCATCGCTCCCAGAGATCCGGAAAATGTGCTTGCTGCCTCGTCAGCCGCTACGCCTGTCAGGCCAAGCTCGCCCTGGATCACATGGATCGCATCATATACGTCGCCGAGGTTGTTGATGTCATACTCGACGCCGGTGATCTTCTGGGCGTCCGCGAGGAGACGCTCCATTTCTGTTTTCGTACCTCCGTACCCAATTTTGCATTGTGTTAGCTGCAGTTTCTTTCAATGCGTTATAGCTGCAGATCAGACTGTCGCTTGACCCTCTCGGGTCTCCTCTCACTCAGTCGTTCACGCTGCACGCCTTGCGGCTGCTTGCGCCCTGTCGTCCCCGCCGGGAGGTCCAAGTCAATTAGAGAGGATTCGCGTCTCGCCCTTCATTTATGCGGCGAGCGCCCCCATGGTGTTAAGGTTGTCGAGTAGTTGGTACTGTCCTTTTGCAAATCCCTGATAAGCCTGCTGCACGCTCTCGATCGGTGTGCCCATCTTTGCGGCATTATCGGCCATGTCGAGGATGGCCGTGTTGGCCGCTTCCACCGCTTTGGTCGTGTCTCCGCCAAAGGCTTGCTTGAGTGACGCGCCGAAGCTGACCGCCTGCTCCGCGTAGCTGTTCGCCGAGATGCCTGCAGCAGCAGCTGCGGCCGCGTACTCCTTGGCCGCTCCCGCGGCGTCTCCGTACAGCGTTTCAAGTCCGCCATAAGACTGCTGCAGCTTTGCGCCCTCGTCCAGGGCCGACTTGAGAGCGGTCCCGAGACCGGCGCCAAGGATGAGCTTTTTAATTGCTCCGACTATTTTTAACCCCGCGCCCTTGCCGGCGCTGTCCGCCTCTCCGCCGAGGGCTTTAGTGATCGAGCCCGCCAATCCATCGGCGGACGGGACGATCTGAACATAAGCCTGTCCGAGGTTCGCCATATCATCCTCCTAAAAGTCGAGCCCTCTCCGCCTCAAATGCCTCCGGGCTGTCAAAGAGCACTGTGTCGTCCTGTGTCTTCGGCTCCGTGAGCGCCAGCAGGATGCTCTCCGGCTTGTTTCGGTTTTTCTGGCCGTCGGTCGTTTTTGACCAGGCTATAAACCGGAGCGAGTCGGCCATGGTCGCCAGCAGCATCGTGTCCGTCCGGAGCTTTCTGCCCGTCAGGCTCATCACGATCCGCGAGTCCGGCCCAAGCCCTGCCGCCAGCGTTGCGGCCAGTCGTACCGGGATGGCTCGATAGTTATATACATGGTAGACCTCAGCCAGGTCGCAGATGAGGGCGTGCTCATCCGCGGCGATCATGGCGGAGAGGCCTATCAGTTTTTTACATCTGTGTCATGTTTGCCGATGATCTCAAAGATCTCCTTGACCTCTCGCATGACGCCCTTGGTGGATGCCACGCCTTTGTCGTTGCGGCAGTGATCATAGAGGCGCTTTTTGCCGTCAGGGCCAAGCATGTGCAGCAAAAGCCCCGGAAGGGCCGAGAGATCACCGCCATCCGCGGCGACTGCAGCGTCGAGGAATTCAATATCATCCTTGACGTCTTCAAGAACCTCAAAAGTAAAGCCTGTTTCTGTTACGCCTTTAAGCATCTCTTTGTCCTCCTCGCATCATCACGTGCGCTTGATATACTCCTTGTGGGTGTCGCCGTCAGCTCCGGCCGCAGCCGTCACAGTGACGGGATAGCTGACCGCAGAATTATCGGCATATACGATATCGCCGATCTCGGTGATCTTGCCATTGGGGATGACGATCCTGTGCATGACGCCGCCCCTCTGGATCATGTCGATGACATAGACAGATTCGCCGGGATCGTCGCTGTTTGCCCTGATGGTCAGGCCCGTGTCCAGATCTCCGGAGACGTTGCTGTCACCGTACACGGTTTTGTGAACCTCGGTGTTGAGGCTCTCGATCATTCCAAAGGCAAATGTGTCGTCTTTGCCAGTCTGATAGGACAGGACGACCGTGCCGCCCCAGGCGCGATAATTCTCAGACTCCGGGCTGTTGGCGTTGGTCACGCCATCCTCTGCCAGATAGCCGAGATTCGCAAAGGCTTCCGACAGGGCGGTCGTTGCATCGGTAGGCAGGGCCGTGCCGATGGGAGCGCGGTAGATTCCGCCGGCTGTCTTCGGCTTGCCGGTGGTTACATTCGCAGCAGTAGGCATATTAACCTCCTTTAATAGCCGTCATAATAGACGACCTCAAAAACCGCCTGATAGCGGTAGGCTTTTGTTGATGTGTCTGTATAGTCATAATCCGAATCCAACCGGATGCCGCCGATATCGGCCCTGTTGACCACGTCGGTGAGCATCGCCTCCTTGACCTGCTCATTGAGAGCTGCCGCCTCGGCTTTGGTGGATCCATATGACTGGATAGCCATCCTGTAGGTGTTGAGCCTGTCGTCTCTCCCAGATCCGACCCTCTCAATGGTCACATAGTTGTGACCATGATCCGGCGGTGTGTCCAGATAGACAGGCACATCCACCAGGCTGGCCAGATGGGCGCGGAGCGCTGTCTCGACCATGGTGGCCTCCTTATCCGAGAGCTTTGAGAAGCGTGTTGTTTTTGAGGTTGTCGCGGACGCCGGCAGGCGTGACCGCGGTGATAATGACGCCGCAGCGGGATCTGTACATCCTCCGCTCTGTGCCGTATTCCTTGCCTGCCTGGTTCTGCACGCGGCTGGCATACTCCTGGCAGATGGCAAGCATCTCCGGAGATCTCCGGAGCTCGTTGAAGCCTTTTCGGCTGTATTTAAATACCATCTTCGACGCCATATGACTCACACCTCACCTTTTTGTGCCACGGCCCGGGGATATTGGCCTCGATGCCGACGATCGGGATGCCAAATGTGCGGACCTTGCGCTCTGTGCCGTAGGCATCTGTCCACGACACGACACGGTCCTGCCACACATGGGCGTCTCCCTTGGGGATGCCGAGCATGTAGACGATCCGCTTGCCGTACATATCCATGCTGCTGGTGATGTCGTCCGTGGACGGCTCACCGATCAGGACATTATCGACGGCCGTGAGGGTCTCCTCATAGATCGGCACGTCAAAGGCATCCCTGCCGACCTCTGTCGGCTCATGCAAATATACAGTCTGACCTCTGATCATCCGCAGCTCCTCCCGGGCACAAGGTCCTCGATAGGAGACCGGGACCCGATCCGGTTGCCGACGCCGAGGATCTTCTTGTCGAGCTTTCCGAGATAAAGCTCACTATTGGCGCCAGCCCCAAGGGTCCAGCTCTGTGAATATCCCAGGCCGCTCATGCTCCCCTGTGTCGCTCCGATCGGATAGCCTCCGGAGCCCTCACCGTCTCCCAGCGCACGGACGACCATGCGGCAGGAGACGAGTTTCTTGGCGCTCAATGACGCATCCGCGTTGTGTGCATCAATGATGACAGCCGCGTCATTGAGGTATGTCGTGCAGACCGTCAGCTCCGCGTCACTCATCTGCCGCGTCATGTGCTCCTGCACGTCGCTGGTCGTCGCGTATGCCATGGGATCACCTCGCTCTCGTTCTCTTGACCGGCGCCTTTTTGGGCTCCGGCGTCTCCTGTTCCTCTGCCAGCTTATGGCCGGCCTTTTTATACATCTCAACGAGATGGGAGGGGACGGACATCTCCGTCCCCGTGATCCCGTTGATCATCTTGACCCTCTCCATCGTCATGCGGTAATGACCGCAAAGACGGACGTGTCGGCGCGGAAACCGATCTCGACCTCGGCACGGACGGCAAACATGTTATGCTCCCACAGATTAACCTGTGCGTTGCCGATCGTCAGGCTGGCCTGGTCCGCGAATCTGATCTGAACGCCCTCGACCATGCCATACATGGCCTGCGTCCAGTCGCCGGCGATGGCGAGGTGGGCAGGCGTGCCGGCGACATATGCGCCTTTGCTGAGCACGGTGCGAGCGCCGAGAACCATGGGGATCGCGCCCTCGCTGACATTGTTGATAAACAGGGGCCGGTCGTTGCCGTCAGTGGCAGCGAGCAGCGCACCCTTACCCTGAGGGCTCAGCGCGATGCCGTTGAGGATGCCGCCAGCGGTGGCGATGGCAGTGTCAGCAGCGACGAGGCCGGCATAGGCATCCGTGCCAAGAGCGACAGCCGTAGCGCCGCCAAGTGTGTCAAAATTGGAGCCGGGAGCACCGGACGCTGCGCCGAAGACGGTCGCGTCGAACTTCTCGGCAAGCGCCAGAGGAAGACGCGCCACGATGGCATCGTAGAGGCTGGCGGCGTCGCGTCTGAACTCATCAGAGAAGGGCACGATGACGGCCAGCTTGTAGGCCTGCATGATCTTGGTGCTCAGCGTGGGATTGCTGACGGGCTTGGCAGCGGTCTCCTCTACCCATGCCGCTTCCGGGTCGCCGGTGATCACCGGGATGGTGAGGCCTCTGCCGGGCAGAGTGATCTGACGAGCGAGCTGCATGACAGCAGACTGCTGCTGTGTTTTCTGCATGATTTCCTGACTTACTTCGGTCGGGAGGGTGATGTTGGTGCGGTTAGTGGCGATTCCTGCCATGGTGTACCTCCTTAAAGGGATTCTTTTGCCCACGCGGCAAATTTATCCCGCGTGGTTTCTGTCGTCGGCTTGGTCGGCTCACCGCCGTCCTTGAGCTGCGGATAGGACCCGCGAGAAAAATCAAGGATGGCTTGGGCCTGCGCCGCACAGGCCTCCTCTGTGTCTCCGGTCAGCAGTGACACGGGGATCTTGTGCTCCTGGGCGACCTTGTCGCGGATGTCTCTGATGCTGTTCGCAGCCTTGAGGGCATCGAGCTCCTGCTGCAGGGCTGTGACGCGGTCGTCAGCTGCTGCCGCCGGAGGCGCTGCCTGTAGCTTTGTAAGCTCTGCCTGGGCAGTGGCCAGCTGTGTGCGGAGATCGTCCACGCCTGCCTTGGCGTTGTTGATATCCGCGCCGTGGATGCTGATCAGCTTGTCGATCTGCTCCGCGGTGGCGTCCGGAAATACGTCAGTGATGTCTGTGCGTTTCATTTGTTTGTCCTTTCTCCGCTACGCTTTTTTACGCGGTCGCTCCGCGTGCGGTCCGTAGTTTTACGACGTCGCGGTCAAAAATGTGTATGAAAAAAGCACCCAGTCGTCACCGGATGCTTTTGTCATCTATATAGATATCGGCCAGGATCTTGCGCGGATCATATCCGAGCATCCTGACCGTCTGCGGGGCGTTGGCGTTTACCAGAGTCGGACGCCATCCGCTCCTCGCTAGAGTCTGTAGGGCCTCGTCGAGCCGCTTGCCCTCTCTGCATGTCCACAGGATCACGACATCCCCACGCCTCTGGGATGCGGTGAGCCTGCTGATCAGCGCCATGTTGGTGGATCCATCTGCCAGCTGCAGGGTCCCGTCATAATCCACGGCGATGATCATGTGACATCTGTCTCCTCTGCTGCCGAGCTCTCGCGCTCCTGGCGCTTGGCGTAGGCCGCACGCTTTTGGGCGTTGATCTTGGCGGCATTATCTTCGTAGTACCTCCGCCGCATGGCGTTGAGCTTGTCCTCTGTGGTCCCGGATGTGGCATTGAACTGCCTGGCATATGCTTTATAATCGTATCCCTCGACCTCTGTGCCGCTGTCGAATCTCACGGCATACATGCAGTCACAATTTGCATGCACATGCTCACCATGTCCGCCAACGATGGCCGACTTTCTTGCTTTCTGCCAGCCATGTCCCGCGAGCATGATGCAATAGGGGCAGGTGTCTCCTCTGGGAATCCATGCCCATTCTGCTCCGTCCCGGAGGGCATTGTTGAGGGTCGTATCGACCTCGGCCATCTTGACCAGGCGCGAGACCGCCGAGCTGATCATCTCGTCGTTGCCGCTCTTCATGGTTCCGAGGACCGCATTGGCAACCTCTCCATATGTGGCGGTGTCTGCCGGCACAGCCGGAGCCCAGAGCGTCCCGAGGGATGCCTCTGCTATCATGTCGTAGAACTCAGCAGCCAGAGACGCGCCGGCCTCGCCATATTTGGTGGCCAGGCCATAAGCATAGTCGAGAGCCGCCTGTCTGGCCCGGTTGCTTGCCCACCATTCATTATGTGCGAGGTATGAGAACATCTTGCTGCCTGCCTCGTCGTTAATTTTGCGGAGGGCGTCGATGTACCGGTCCCAGTCTTTATCTGTGATTTTAATCATAGATTCATCTCATTGAGGACGGCCAGACCTCGCGCTCTGGTCTCCTGTGCCTTGATCCTGCGGATATCCGCCTGGTCAAAGCCAATCATTTCCAGAAAAGTGTCCGTATCGGCAAAGCCCTGGCGTGCGCTGGCGATCTTGATGGCAGCGTCAGCTGTGACGGCCACGCTCGGCATGGCGGGGTTTTTGAAGTGTGCCTGCACATCCTTCTCCTCATCCGTCAGCTCGTCAACGGTCCTGTTCTGAGATATGGCCAGAGCCATGAGGGCGATCTGGTCAAGGGCCGCGCCGTTGGAGACATTGAGCTGCTGAGCCTCGCCGATCAGCGTCATGCTCTGGGCGAGGATCGCGTCCGAACTGGTGGGGTTGGCGTCATTGACCACGCCCGTGTCAGTGACAGACAAGCCAGTCGCAGATCGGAAGAGCGTCG